GGAATTGTGGTGTGCGGGCTGGGTGACGATATGCACGGCTACCTTTTGCAAGACGTATCGGGTAGATACACGCCGAACGAATGGGCTTCCAAGGCCGTGATGATGTATCACAAATATCAGGCGGATAGAATTATCGGAGAGGTGAACAACGGCGGCGATCTTGTCGAGGCTGCAATCCGCACTGTTGACCCGAATGTGTCATACAAGGCAGTCCACGCGAGTCGAGGGAAAAAGGCCCGCGCTGAACCAATCGCTGCTTTGTATGAGCAGGGGCGTATTCACCACGTGGGGTATCACGCGAGGCTTGAAGACCAGATGGTCACGTGGGAACCCGCCAAGAGCGAGTTCTCGCCCGACAGGGTTGACGCGCTAGTGTGGGGATTCTCCGAACTGATGCTTAAAGACCGCGAATTGAGAGTATCTATCATATGAGGAGGACGCATGACTTGTATAGTTGGCATAACTCATAACGGGAATGTGATTATAGGCGGAGACAGTTGCGGGTCAACCGGCAGAGCAACGCGACAAAGAGCAGACCCTAAGGTATTCAAAAATGGTGAGTTTGTCATTGGCTTTACGGATTCGTTTCGTATGGGCCAATTGCTGAATTATAAGTTTACTCCTCCTCCTATCGCGGAAGATCAAGATGTTTTTGCGTATATGGCTACGTCTTTCGTGGAGTCTGTGAGGCAATGCCTCAAAGACGGTGGGTATACCATCGTGCAAAACAATGAGGAGACTGGCGGTTCATTTCTGGTAGGCTACAGAGGCAGACTATTTCATATAGAGAGTGATTTTCAGGTTTCCGAGGTGCTGGATAGTTATGATGCCACCGGCTGCGGCATGGAATATGCGCTGGGATCGTTGCATACCACGGCGGAATCAGACGACGAATATCCTGCAGACAGATTAACAGCAGCACTTGACGCAGCATCGTATTTTAGTCCATTTGTTTCAGCGCCATATGTAATTCTATCCACGAATCAGGATTAGTGTATGAAAATAACTGACAGGCTCAATTTAATACGCTCTGCATTCTCGCGAAAGGTGACTATATCGCCGGAATGGTTTGCTATGATTGCCAACTCGCAGGCAAATCAATCTCTGTCGGACAGATACGATAATTACGCAAACGAGGGATACCTCGGAAATCCTGTTGTGCATGCCTGTATAGATTATGTGGCTAAAAGCATTGCAGGCGTGTCGTGGCAGGTCAAAACCGCAAGCGGAACGGATAACGAGAGCACAATCGATCAGCACCCGTTATTGGATTTGTTGCGCAGGCCAAATCCGTTGCAGGGCCGGTCGAGATTCATGACAGATGTGGTTTCGTATTGGCTACTGTCGGGCAACTCCTACATTTTGCGCGTTGGCCCTGATGATCTGCGACGCCCACCGCAGGAACTTTATACCCTACGGCCCGACCTGGTTACGCCGGTGCGCGGCGCAACGCTGGGGGTAATGAGCAAATACGAATATCGGCCTGTGTCGGGACAGATGATTGATTTTACTCCAGAGGAGATATGCCATCTCGACTATTGGCATCCTCTCGACTGCTCGACCGGCCCGAGTCCTCAGCGAGCAGGCGCATGGGCAGTAGACCAAAACAATGAGTCGCGGAAATGGAATACCGGGTTGCTGCAGAACGGGGCGCGGCTAAGTGGAATTGTCACAGCCGAAGGCGAGTTGAGCGATACCAGCTATGAGCGGCTTGAGGCCGCACTCAAGGACAAGTTCACCGGCCCCGGTAAATCCGGCAGGTTGATGCTTGCCGCTGGCGCGATGGATTTCAAAGAGATGGGCACAAGCCCGAAGGACATGGATTGGCTGGAGGGACAACGGCAGTCAGCACGCGAAATATGTATCGTGAATGCAGTCCCGCCGGAACTCATTGGGGATGCAACAAACAAAACATATTCGAACTACCAGGAAGCACGCAAAGCGTTCTACGAGGATACCGTACTCCCGTTGCTGGACTATATGCGGGACGAGTTCAATAACTGGCTGGTTCCACTATATGGCGGCGGGCTATATCTCGACTACAACAGCGACGATATCGAAGCGTTGCAGGAAGACCGCGACAAGTTCCATGTGCGAGTGCGGGCGAACTATCAGGCCGGTATACTGACTCGCAATGAGGCGCGTCTTGAGTTGGGTTACGAGGAAGACACAGCCGACCCAACTTCTAACGAGTTCAGGGCGCAGGGTATAGCAATTACAGCGACAGACACAAGCAGTATCGACACGGCTAAACATTCCCACGGGCATCACGAACACAAAGCGCTTCAACCCATGACAGTTGACGAGCAAAACACAGCGAGCGTGATGGAAAGCTATTTCGAGAAGCAGTTAAACGAGATCACGGAACGGATTGAGGCTATCCAGCCATGACAATCGACGACATTTTCCCCGATCCCGATTACTGGGATAACGAACTCTATAAAGTGCTTGGCCCAATTATTCTCAGGCAGCTTGCAAAGGGCATGCTCGCGGCAGGCGCAGAGATCGGCGTAACGCTAAATCCTAACGTTGTAGTCGGGCAGGTTGCGGACTATGTGCGCGATTATTCAAAGCTGGCGGTGCGTTCGATCAACAATACGACTCGAGAGAAGCTCAGAGGCGCATTATCGGACATCATAGAGAACGGCGGCGACCGCCAATCGTTGATTGGCAAAGTGGGTGACATTCTCGGTGCTGATGTATCTAAATACCGGGCTGAATTGGTTGCACGCACTGAATTGGCGCGTGCTCATTCATCCGGCAGGCTGGAACAGTATAAAGAGAGTGGAGCAACGCGAAAGGTTTGGGCGGCGGGCGTTGAAGCATGCGAGTTTTGCCGCGAGTTGGACGGACTGACAATGGGAGTCGAAGAGAACTTCTTCGACAAGGGCACACAGTTGACAATTACCGCCGAGGACGGGAACGAGAAGCATATGAGTCTTGATTATGAAGACGTTGCGACGCAGCCATTGCACCCAGGATGCAATTGCGACACGCGATTTGAATGGGATTAATGTGATATAATGTCTATATGACTCACCCGCGCTGCATATGCAAATGCATCCTGATTAATATCGCGACCGAGAACGAGGAACCGCAGTGGTTCTGCCCTTCGTGTCATCAGTTCTGGAATGAGGTTCCAAGAGTGGAGCCGACCGACCAGGATTATGATTTGCGCGAGTTTGAGCAGAGGTATATGCCCCGTTCAGATGAATAGCATGGACTGATAACTATAAACACAACCTATTAAAGCCTCATCACATAGTGGTGAGGCTTTTTCTATTCAACCTCTCGAGGTGACAACATGCTTCCATACCAAACCAAAAATACAGCGTCCGAAATCAAGGATGTGGATGTCAAAGCCGGTATTGTTACCGGCTATTTTTCTACGTTCGACGTGCTCGATGACGGCGGCGATATCATACCCAGGGGCGCATTCAAAAAGACGCTCAAAGAGCGCGGCCCTGAGTCCGATAGGCCGCGTATCAAGCATCTATTTATGCACGACGCTTGGCAAATCCTCGGCACGCCCCAGGTGCTCAAAGAGGACAAAAAGGGATTGTACTTCGAGACTCAGATTGTCGACACCACGCTCGGCAAAGACGCACTCAAATTGTATGAGGCGGGCGCGATCAGTGAGCACTCAATCGGCTATGACGCCGTCAAGTCGGAATACGACCCGTCACAGAAAACGCCATACGGCCCGGCGCGCATACTCTCAGAAGTGCGACTATGGGAGGGCAGCGCCGTTACTTGGGGGATGAATTCCGACACGCTAGTCGTGGGCATCAAATCAGGTATACCAGACAAGCAATTATTGCTCAAAACACTGGATACGTTGCAGTCCGTTTTGAAACACGGGCATTTATCCAGTGATGAGATATGCGAGCAGCTCGAATTATGGGCTGTTCAGCTCAAATCGTTCATTACCGCACTCGATCAGACTGAGGAGCCGGATACGTCCACTCAACAGATTGATGAGCCGCAGAATCCAGACGTGACGCCTTTGTTGACGTTGCGCGACTCACTCAAATCTATTGTGGAGGTGTAGTTATGGCTGATGCTGTAACAGACCCGGTTGCCCTTGCCGATGAAATCAAGGGTATGGTTGCCACATTGCAGAGCAAGCAGTCTGCAATTGAGGCAGGAATGTATGCAAAATCTGATGTCGACGGCATGCTGGAGAAAATGACAGCCCGCGTTGACGATTTGGAGACCAAACTCAACCGGCCTGGTTCCGGCACAGACGGCACGGGCGGCGAACCTACTGCTGCAGAGCAGAAAGATCGTGTTCTTGGCGAATATCTGCGCAAGGGTTCCGAGCGTATGTCGCAGGATGACCGAGTTATTCTCGAAACGAAGGCCATGGCAACGGATTCCGACCCGAACGGCGGGTATCTCGTTAGCCCGACCATGAACAACACAATCATTAGTCTGGTGAACGAGTATAGCCCGATACGCGCTTATGCTGATGTGGAAACCATCGGCGGCGACAGGTATATACAGCCACGGCAAGACACTCAGATGACGGGTAGCTGGACTGGTGAGCGCACGACACCAAGCGCGAATACTACCCCAACCATCGGAATGCTTGAGATTCCGCTTCGCAATGCATATGCATATCCCGAGGTATACCAGCAGATGCTTGATGATGCTGGTTTCGACGTAGAGGGGTTCCTGGCACGTGAGGCAGCCGACGCATTTGTTCGACTCGAGGGCGAATCGTTCATCAACGGCGATACCGTGCTCGAACCGGAAGGCATTCTCACCAACACCTCAGTTTTGGCGAATTATGTATACACCGGCAGCGCGTCCGCGATTACCGCCGATAGTATTTTCAAAGCCGTCTACGGCATCAAGGACGCTTACGCCAACGGCGCAAACTGGTTCATGAAGCGTTCGACCATTCTGCAGGTTGCACTGCTCAAGGACGGCGAGGGGCGCAGTTTGTTCCAGATGGACCCGGTTGACGGCAAGATTGCTACATTGCATGGGTATTCCATCGTTCCTACTGCCGATATGCCAACAATGACTACCGGCACATACCCGATTATGTTCGCAAACCTGCGAATGGGTTACAAGATCATCGACAAGCCCACAACCTCTGTGCTGCGCGACCCGTATTCGAGCAAGCCGAAGGTTCTATTCTACTTCACCAAGCGCACGGGCGGCGGCGTCACGAAAGCCGAGGCCATTGTCCCGATCAAGTGCGCGACTAGCTAAAGGAGGCTAAATACTATGCCTACCTATGGCACTTTGAACTATGACGAGCAAGGCGGGGCGCGGACTGTTATTGGCGGCGAGCTAGATATTGTAACTGGCGGCGCGTTTAAAATTGCAGGATCGGCTGTTACTCCGTCGGCTCTTGAATTAAACGAACTCGACGGGTTGGGCGATCAGGTTGTTTTTAGCCACCGTCACAGGGTCACTACTGCAGAAGTGAATGCAGGCCATACACTTCTGAGTATCCCCACGACCAAAAAGTTCCGCCTGATAGACGTAACCCTGATTGCTATTGGCGGCAATGCAGCGACCGCAACATCGGTCGATCTGAAATGCGGCACAGCCATCCTGGTTTCCGCTCCGGTTGGCGCGCTCACTCGAAGCACTGTCGTAAAGCCCGACACTACAAATGTAGTTGTTCTGGCGGACGGTGCGAGCTTTATTGCGAACACCGCAGGGGATGACGTGACAGTTATCAAAGCGGGTTCTGACCTGGCGACTGCCACACACGTTGATGTCATATTAACGTATGCGCTTGAAGCGGCTTAAATGAAAGAGGTGATTTAGATATGGCAAATACAGACCTTTATAACAATCTGGCATTCGTGCAGTTACTTGACCCTCAGGACACCGACGACAATGACGACCAGACCTCCAATTTGCTGGATACTCTGGGTTTTGAGTCCGCTGTTGTGCTGGTGAACATAGGCACGATTACAGGTGTTGGAGCAACCGCAAGCTTGCTTCCAACTCTGCAGGAGTGCGACACAACCACAGGCGGATCGTTTGGTGATGTTGCTGCGGCTGACATGGAAGGCGCGTTTACGCTCGTAGACGCAACGACCGAAGACCAGTGTGTCCAGCGTGTTGGTTACAAGGGATCGAAGCGCTATCTGCGCGTCAAACTCGACTATACCGGCACTGACATCACGGCATCATTGGTATCTGTTACGGGCGTGCTCGGGAACCCGAGAGTTTATCCCGCAACAGCACCGGCGGCTGTGTCGGCTACGTAACGAAAGGAATAGACCATGCTGATACGAATGTTGTCCCGGCAACAGGGCAGCATCAACGGCAGGGATATCGAGACATTCGAGGAGGGGCAGGATTACGACCTGCCCCTTTCGCTTGCTCGGGATATCATCTCTGCCGGTTGGGCTGTTGAGGTCGTTGCGGACAATCAAGCGCGGGATTTACCCGAAACTATTGAAATACAGACAGCACCCGGCCCGACTGAAACAAAACCAGTCAGCCGTAAGGGCAGACCACGCAAAGGCAAATAACCTATGGCAATCACAACGGTTGCAAATCTGAATACGTATTTGGGCGAGTCGGACACAACGACAGCAAAAACCAATGCGGTCAATGCTGCGTGCTCGGCAATCGAAACCTACTGCGGGCGCGTGTTCGACTCGGCGACATACACCGAATGGCACTATCTGGAAGATTCCAGTCTAATCGCATTGAATCAATTCCCTGTGACGACGCTTACGAGTGTGCATGCAGCCGATGACGAGAACAGCACAGACCTCGAGACATTTGACGCGACTTGTTATCGCAAACGTCTCGCTGCCGGGCAGTTGCAATTGTATGCTCGATATACCGGCTGGTTCAAGGTGGTCTACATCGCTGGATATTCCGCGATACCTGCCGATGTTGTGCAGATAGCGAACGAAATGGCGGCGGCTATATTGTCTGGCGCATCCACTGATAGTTCGCTGCAGTCGGAAAAAATCGGAGACTATCAGTATGCGAGTCGAAACGCGGGCGAATTGGTCACGCAATACTATGATCGGCTCAAAGTTCATCGGAATGTGCGGGTGTAGGGCATGAGCTATACAAAAATGCTCAAACAATCGGCGACCGTATCTCGACCAACCGCGAGCGAAGACAGTTATGGTGATAACGTGCTCACGTACTCCACATCCAGCACTATCAAGTGCTTAATCCAGCCCAAGGGTGGCAGGGAACGCGCAATGGCAGGCAGCACGGGCGTTGAAGTGACTCACACCATGTATTGTCTGTATGCCGCTGATGTGGTTGAATCTGACCGCATTGTGGTGGGATCGACGATTTACGATGTGGTGTTTGTGGCTGATTCGGCAGGAATGAACCACCACAAGCAGATTGATTTGAGAGAGGTTCGGCCTGCGCGTGCCAGTTAAATGGTTTGGAGATGAGGTTGAGCGCGAAGCAATAGCGGCGGCCGAAAAGGGCTTGAGCAAATTAGCCGGAATGATTGCACAGGAGTCCAGGCAATCACTGGAAAACGTAGGCCGAGGCCGCGACTACTCGCAGGGTGGAAAATCAAAACGGTTCAAGCATCGAAGTTCGGCCCCGTTCGACCCGCCGTCTGCACAACACGGAACGCAGGGCTTGCAGGGAGCTATCGTATTCGAGCAACCATCTCCACTGCTGCGTCATATCGGATGGGCTGCGGATTATCAAACCAAGAGCGGAAAATCCATCGGTTGGATTCTGGAAATAGGCTCGAGAAATATGGAATCTCGCCCACACCTACGCCCGGCGCTTTACAAATACACCGGACGGACAGGCGAAGAACTCTTCGAGGGGTTGCTTAAATGATACGTGCGGTTATTGCTGGTATCAAATCAGCATACACAACCTATAAAGCGGCAAATGCTACAAAAGCCCTGGCGCAAGTCACGGGCTTTTATTTTATGCAGGCCCCGCAAAGCGCCACGGGTGATTACGTGGTGTTTCGATTGCTTCCAGGCGGCAAACCTGACCCCGACATGTCGGCAAATGTTGAGGTGATACCAGTTCAGTTTGACATTTTCGCTGTGGATAAAAGCGGACGGCACAACTCGACATATGCGCTCGAGGTCGCCGAGCAATTAATCACAGTTTATGACGATACAGCTATAGCGGTTATATCCGGCGCAACCACATTAGGCACAACATACCGATGTGATAGACAGACAAAGCCCAATATTGAACCCGATCCTGATGGTGGTTGGCATTGTTGGGTTGACTATATTCTACAAGTTCAGGAGGCGTAAAAATGGCCAGATTTTCAGGTAAAGCCGGAAGCGTGAGCGGAGCTTCAAACACGGCGATTTCTTCGTTTGACATAGACGCTCAAGCAGACGCAATAGACGTTACGGGCATGGACGATGCAGGCGCTCAGGAGTTTCTTG